CCGAGACCATGTAGAGCAATTGCTTTAGCCAGGCATCTTTGCATCGCAGTATTAACAGCAAATGCGTCTGGGTTAGGTACTGCCTTGTTGCGATAGTCCATGACAGGTAACTGCGCTGTCATCGACTTACCAAAGGCATTGACTGTGCAGAACACCATCACAGTCTCACCGAACACTACAGGCTGACCATAACTCCAAGTAGCTTGTGGATCGTGTTGTAGCAATGTGTCTACAGCCCATGCCCAAGACAGATAAGACAAACCATTCTTCTTCTCAATCTTGTCCGATACATCTACATTTCTAAGTTCTAAATATTTAGACATTATTCTTCCTCCGCAATCAATTTGTTTTCAATATGGTCGTGGACTAGAAAATAAATAGCCCGACCAAACTTTTCCCATTCACCTTTATCTGCATACTCTCGCAGATTCTCCCACTTCTCAGCACCAGCATAATCCGCAGTTGCATCTGCAAGATACTCTTGGAAGTTATCCAAATCCATCGGATCGCATGGCTTACCTGGCTTCATATAGGTAGTCCACACATATTCCTGATGGTCATCAGCTTGCGCCATTTGCCGGTATGGTTCTTCTAACCAACTATCATATTTACTCACGATACACCCCCTGTTTTCCAAACATACACAAACATTGCTGGTGCAAGCATAAGGATAGCTGCCACAGCACCCCAAAATATATCTTTCCATTCGCCTTTAAAGTCTTTCATAATTCCCTTTCAAAGAAATTCCCCCCGAAGGGGGATGTTGTTTATATATTAACTGCTCCAGATTTAAACAAATCAATAAGTCTCATAATTTCGTCAAACGACAACTGTGGGCAAATCTCTTTAATTTTGTTGTAGTTTTCTTCTGAAATTACATAACCATCTTTAGTTTGATATTCCATTTTGTTTCCCTTTCAAAGAAATAAGCAACATTGCTTATGTAGAAACTATACATGATTTGTAGAGATTTGTAGAATATTTATACTAGGACAAACCCTAATATCTACAAACCTATGTATTTCATGTAGAATTAAAGATCTACAAAAGGAGATAACATGAATACTGTTGCAAAAAAACAACACTTTGATAAATTATTAGAGGTCTTTGGCACATATAAGGACATTGCGCATCACCTTGGTATGAAGTATGTAACTGTCTATGCCTGGTCTATGCGGAACTCTATCCCCAAGAAACACCACGAAGCCATCATAGAAGCCTCGTTTGGCAAGATAACAGAAGAAGACCTTGCCTAACTACAATCAGCGTACAAAGGCTCTATACGAGTCTCAGGGGTATAAATGCGAAGTGGTCGAATCCTACAACTCTTTTACAAAACGAAAAAAAGATATGTTTGGCATACTCGACATGGTGGCTATTGGAAACGGAGAGTCTTTAGGCATACAAATGACATCCAAAAGTAATATGTCATCCAGAATAAAAAAGATCCAAGAAAGCGAATATCTCCCTGAACTTATTAGGTCTAAGTGGAGAATTATTGTAATTGGCTGGTTTAAGAAACCTAATGGGAGATACGACTACAAGGAGTTTGAGTTCTGATCGGGAAATTATTGGCTAATTTGCCTATTTTTTAAACAGAATGAACTGATCGGGATATAAGTTTTTGGTTTATAATAGAATCGTCTGGTGTGGCAACCAAGATAAGGAAAGCAGTTACAACCCCAGTATTTTTAGGCGGGGTATGTGTAGTTGTAGACAGTCAGCGAGAAATCTGCTTTCCACCTGTCAACAGTTGCCCATGCCAAGGGACATACCCCTCCTAAGACTATTGGGGTTTTCCTTTTGCGACCAGACAAGCGTTAAATGCTGCACGCTATAGAAAAATGCTAGATGGGCTAGAGGGTCTGCGAGGAAGTGGCAGACAGCGAGGGTCGACACCTGCGATAGCCGAGTAGTTTGGTACAAGCCAGCTATTCAGATTTTGCAACAGGATACATCACTTGTAGAAATCATCACCTCGGTGATGTTGGTCGTTCTTTTGTCTTTAGGATAAAAAATGTTAATAAAACAAAATGGTAAGTATGTATGGGTCGATAAACCAAAATCGCCAGAGCTTGTAGAAAAAATACAAAAACACCTAGATCATCTAGCGTATTGCAAGCAAGAAGAAACTGAAATATTTGGCATAGCGTACAAGGTAGAAGATAATAAATATTGGAAATAGATATATACAAAATATATAGTTATCTAAATATTTACCTACAAGTTGTATATTGTTATATAAACATTACCTAAAGGTTAATTAATGTATTAAATATGAAACATTATGGATGAACAAACATACAGAAAACAAGCTCTACAATTTTTAGAGAAAGAGGATCGTTTTGCTTGTAATGCCTTTCCCTGTCTAGGAGACGATAACGGACATGGGTTTGATGAACACTATGTTTACCATGTTGCCTGGGCAGTCAGAAAGATAAACGAAGTAAACCCTAAAATCCATTACGACATTAGCTCATCTCTACACCTTTGCACTACTTTAGCTGCCACCATTCCCACCAAGTTTTTAGACTATCGCAAACCTAACCTACAAGTACAAAATTTAATAGTAGGGCATATCGACATTAGCTTAGAAAACCTAGATCCTGTAGAGTCTCTTTCTTGTTGCCATGTTGTAGAACATATTGGTCTTGGTAGATACGGAGATAACCTAGACAACACAGGCGATTTAAAAGCTATCCAAAACCTCAAGAAAAGCGCAGGAAAGCATTTATTCTTTGTCGTGCCTGTAGGTATCCCCTGTGTGGAATTTAACGCCCATAGGATCTATAGCCCTGTCTATATCGCATCTCTGTTCCCAGAGTTCAAGTGCCAAGAGTTTTACCTTATTCCTAACAACGGAGAAAAGCCAAGTGTCAGTCTTATACAAGAGTTAGACCTACCTTATGCCTGTGGGTGCTTTCACTTTATTAGGGAAAATACTTAGGATTTATTTGTAGAACTCGTATAAGATTATTAAAGTTTCATGCACAAAGGGGAAAAAATGATTATCAAATCAAAGTTTTGGTATATTTTACAAAAGCACATAGAGTTAAGAAAGAAAAAGTAAGTGTAAGAAAAAGTGAGTGCTTGGCTTATCATTGTTACTGGTCTTATTTATGCCTATATAGGTATAGAACAAGCCCTAAAAGGTAATGTGCCTATGGCAGTTGTATATACAGGGTATGCGTTTAGTAATGTGGGTCTTTACATCTTGGCGAGTAAATAATGCATTGGAATCATAGAGTGGTAGACTTTTCAGATGAGAACGATGGAGACCCTTGGGTCGAGGTATGCGAGGTCTTTTACGATAAGAACCATGAGCCTTATCTGTACACAGCTAGAGGTGTTGGTGTGATGGGAGAGGACTTAGAAGAAGTAAAGCAGAATCTATATAAAATGTTAGATTGCTTAAATAAGCCAGTTCTTATGAAAGCAGACTTTAATAAAAACATAAAGGTATTCATGGATGAAGATACAAGTTAATATAATTAAAGAACTACCAGATGGATCGGCAGAGTGCGAACTCACAATGGATAAAGCCGGTCATAAGTTTTTAATGCAAGCAGGTTTTACAGCAGTAATGGAAACAGTAGTAAACGAAAGGAAAAGGGAAAATGACATTCGAGAACTTTTGGTCGCAATACCCAAGAAAAATAGGAAAGCTAACAGCAAAAAGATCGTGGGAAAAGCTAAGTCTAGACAACCAACAAAAAGCACTAGAGGCAATAGTAGAGCATCGAAAATACTGGGTAGCAAAGGGAACTGATTGGGAGTTTATCCCTCATGCCTCTACCTGGCTAAACCAAGAGAGGTTCGAGGATGAGCTTGTTATCGAGCAGAAAGAAAACAAGAGACCACCTTTACCTTGGTATGCAAGCGATGAACTTACTTTAGCCAAGGGCAGAGAACTAGGATTAAACCCATATGCAGGAGAAACCTTTGCCCAATTTAGAGCTAGGCTGTCGGCTAAGATTGGATCTGTTGGGGCAGGCGCATGAAAGTCTTAGTGGCTTGTGAGTTTAGTGGCACAGTAAGGGATGCTTTTGCAAAACTAGGGCATGATTCCTGGTCTTGTGATTTAGAGCCAACAGAACTACCTGGTAATCATTACCAAGGCGATGTTATGGACATTATCAATGATGGATGGGATCTTATGATTGCTCATCCTCCATGCACTCATTTGGCTGTAAGTGGTGCTAGGCACTTTTCACAGAAAAGAGCAGATGGTAGACAACAGCAAGGTATAGATTTTTTTATGAAATTGGCTAATTGCAATATACCTAGATATGCCATAGAAAATCCAATAGGCATTATGAGTTCAGAGTGGAGAAAGCCTGACCAAATTATTCAGCCCTATCACTATGGGCATAGTGCATCTAAATCTACTTGTTTGTGGCTTCAAAACCTACCATTATTAAAACCAACAAATATTGTTAATAAAGGAGAATTTGTTACCTTCCCTAGTGGAAAAAGAATGACAAAATGGTATGCTGATTCGGCAAAGCATAACCCAAAAGAAAGAGAAAAAATTAGGAATAAAACATTTCAAGGAATAGCGGATGCAATGGCAGACCAATGGGGAAGAATGGAAGAACCAATGCGCTGTGCGCCAATTATGCAAGTACAGGACAGATTGGGGTTTGCAGAAGTTTAGAGAATATCTATCAAAATACCAAATTGATAGCGAATTACTAAAATTGTATGGTGATCAATGGCAAAAAGGGAATAAAGGGGAATGGAAAACATGGATATAGATCCAACAAAAGCAGTAGAGTACATAATGAAGTATTCGGGAGATTTTGCTAAAGCCAAGGCAAACAGAATCTACCTAGAAAACTTCCTAAAGTCTAAGCGCAGTATCCTTATGTCTAAATCATCGGCTAAGTCTGTTGCAGCAGCCGAGGTAGATGCTTATGCTGATCCTGAG